GTTGTATATATAAGTATATCGAAAACAAAAAGTTATAAAATAAAAAAGGTTCTCACTAAGAGAACCTTTTCAAAATATAGATAGTAGTGAATAATATCTTAAAATTCTAATATTGCGTAATCGTAAGAAAGGGTTAATTCGATATCAGCAGGGTCATTAGAGTCAAATGATAAATCATTAAAGTTAGCTGCTTGAATAAATGCACCTTTTAACTTCCATTGTTCGATTTTATCTCCAACAGGTCCTAACATATAGAAATCAATATCCTTTTTGTAGAAATCGGCGTAACCTTTTCTACCAGTTAAAGATTCATATCCTAGTCTTACCCATTCCATTACTTGTTGAGCACCTGAAGGTACGATTGGGTCATACATTGTTATTGTAATGTCTTGCCACTCTCCTTTACCTTGTAGTTTTCTATAAGTATTGATATGGTCTAATTTCACCGTCTCAAAGTTTATCGCAGGTCTACTTGCAGCTTTTATAAGGTATGATTGAATTCCATCAATCTCCATTATATACCTGTTCTTCATCTTCGGTTCGAAGTTGGTGAACATCATTTCGTTAAATTCTAATACTTCTGCCATTTTTTTATTTTTCCTTTTATACTAATAAATATTAGTTATTCATTTTTTTTGTTTATGCCGAGAACGATGCTCCAGTTGGTAAGATGTTGAAATCAATTACAATGAATTCAGCCGTCTTAGCCGGTTGTAAAAATATCTGTCCAGCAAGTATGTTTCTATCAACCACATCAGGTCCGTTGTTAGATTCATCCATAACTACTTTAAATGCATACAATCCTTGTCTTTGTTGAATTCCTTCTAAGTAAGGTTGTACAGTATTAATGAATCTACCTCTTGTCTGAGCCGTATTTTGTTCAAATACTAAGAATCTAGATGTAGAAGCAACAAACTTTTTAACATTGATTAATAATCTTCTTACATTAATTCTATCTAATGCAGAAGCCTTATCTTGTAAAGTCTTTTGTCCAAATGCAACGATACCTTGTCCAGGGAAAGTAGCAATAGGATTTACTTTGTTTTCATATAAAGTATCTCTTTCAGAGTGTGTCAATCTATTCAATACACTAACTGCTCCGATAATACCTCCTCTATTAAGACCTGCAGGAGCAAACCATTCTGCCGATATGGCATCATTTGCTGCGTATACTGCTGGTAGTAATACTGATGGTGGTACTGAAACTAGTTTATTTGTATTAGAGTCTACTGTCTTAACCCAAGGGTAGTAAGAACCTATGTAGTTTGAATCAATTGCATTAGCCTGAGTAGTTACTTGTGTTATTGTATCGTTTACCCCAGTTAAATCAGAGATATAGAAACAATCTTGTCTAGCCTCAACCATATCTAATACATCAGTTGTAACTGCAGGGTGTAATCTTCTTACAATACCTGGTGTTACTACCATATTAATATCATACTCATCAGCGTTTGATATAGCATTTACAGCCTTTGCGTATGCCTTAGAACCAAACTTAGTTGAATCAGTTAAATCAAATCCTTGTGAGTTTCCAGTTGAAATAGAAGAACCTAAAGCGATTTCTCTATTAGGACTCATTCCATCAAATCCACCTTGGAAACCTAAAGAGAATTGTCTCTTAATCATATCTGATGAATCAGAACCAGTCATTTCTAATGTTAAACCAACTCCACTTACATTTCCATCAAATCCAAATACTACGTTTGAACCAACTCCTACACTTTCTGGTAGAGGTTTCATATAGTTAGCGTTATCATCTTTTACACCGATTGATTCAAAATCAAATCCAGCATAAAATTGTGGGTTACCAGTTGTGTTAGCTATTGAACCAGTTTGGAATACAGCCGAAGGAACGATAGTTTCAACAGTTGCTTTAATTGGATTAGAATAAGCCCCATGTCCAAATGGTGCAGCAGATACAGGATATGAACCTTGTTCTCCTACTTCTACTCTAATATACTTAGAGTTGTTTATCCAATCACCATTTTCGGTAATCTTTCCATTTGAATCAATAGTACTATATCTATCACCAATTACTCTTGCAATATAATTTGCAGAACCTGGGTCTAAGTTAACATTATTAAATGATTCTAATACTACTTTTCTTTTATCTGTATCTGAATAAGAACGGATAGTTAATGAGAATACTGAATAATCAGTACCACCATCTTCACCAGCTGCCTTTACACCAGATATAGAAACTTTAAATCTTTTATTTTCACCATTACCATGTCCTAATGTATGGAAACGAAATAAATCATATCTTTCACCGGAGATTAATTGTGATTTTACATATGGTGTGTGTGCCGTTTGTGCATCAACAGAAAAATTTTGAGTTGGTAATACAACCGACTGTACTTCATTCTTATCAACGATTCCATCGTATGCGTTCTTAAAGTAAGAATATGTATATGCATCTTTCGAACCTCTTGGGTTAGAACCAAATACATCAGTTACATCATTATTATCAGTTGAGTCTAAAGAAGAAGATATTTCTCCAATACCACTACCACTAACAACAAATGAACCAGTTGCACTTCCATCAGCTATACTAAATCCACTAAATCCAACTTCTTCATCACCATTATGTGTTGAGTGAAGTGTTGAAATTAATTTTAATCCAGCTGAACCAGTTATTGCAATACCAATAGGTGCCACTTGACTATAACCATCTACACCTGCTACTCTAACAATAGTTGCACTTCCTGCTTCCCTTAAATAGTTCTGCACTGCATACTCTGTATAGTAAGTACCATCAGGTGTACCAAATTTATCTTCAAACTCACTTTGAGTTCGAACTACTGTCGGAACAAACGCCGTACCTTGTTTGAAAGGTCCAATGAACGCTGCTCCTATTTCTCCAACCCCTTGTGCTAAGAACGAAAGGTCATTTTCTCTCGTAAATACTCCAGGTGATACAATTCTTTCTGCCATATTATCTCCGTTTATTAAATAAACAATTTAGTTATTACAAATATAAATATAACTAAAACGTTGAAACCATTAATTATTCGCCTCCACCATCTACTGGTGTTGGTGTTACCGAACCAGTTGACCAAGGTAAACCATCTTCTTGAACTTCTTCAACTGCATCATCTACTTCATCGATACCTTTTTGAATTTGTTCTGAGATATGGTCCCAGTATCCATTTGGACCTGTTACTGATGCTGATACCCAACCGATTACTAACTCTTCAGTTAGTTCTCCGAAAGCTACAAATTCATCAACTGAACCAGAATCAAAGTCTATTGGTGTTGCTCCTATAAATCTACCTTGAGTACCAGTAGTACCTTCAGTTCCTATAAGTTCCCAACGTGCATGTAGTATAACATTTTCATGTTCACCAACCGTTTTTTTAGTCATTTGGGTTATTCCCCAAGAATAAGTTACTGCCATTTTTATTGTCTTTTATATATATAAGTATATAGGTTGTTCCCCAAACGGAAAACTAACACCTATAAATATAACCAAATTTAGTTAAACACAAATATTATTCAATACTACCAGATGTTTCTGCCCAACTTGATGATACATTGTTCCATACACCTTGAATAAAGACAGATTCACTTGCATATAAGTCCGCTTCATTAAATCCATCATAATGAGTATCGAGATGGTCTCTACTAATTTCAACACCATCTTCCATAAAAGAAACTCTTTTTACAACATCCAGTGATGGATTTTGTACGTTAATTTCTATTTTGTTTAAAACTACTATTTTTTCTAATGCCATTTTATTTTTTATTTAATAATTCTTTCATCATCTCTTTCATCTCTAAGAGTTCTGATTTTAAATATTCTATTTCTTCTTTTTGAGATTTAACTATATCATTTTGTTCATTTATAGCATTAACTAATAATGGAGTTAATCTATCGTAATCAACAGTCATATAATCGTAACCCAATCTCTGAGCTTTTGGAGCAGGATGTACAATTTCAGGAAGAACCGATTTAACATCTTGTGCAGATACACCGACTTGTAGTTCAGTTCCACTCCATCCAATCATATTGGCTTCCTTATTGTTTCTATAATAGAAACCATTAAGTTTACCAACTTTTTCAAGAGCGTTTTCAATATCACCCTCCTTATCCTTCAATCTCATATCTGAGTAGTAAGCGATTACGTTACCCTCAGCGTATAAGTTATCGTTAATTCTAAGACCCCAACTTTCAGTTCTTGCTTTCCAACTACCATTATAATGAATGTAGAAGTGAGAGTTGTGAATAGCCTCACATAACCACTCATTATTTACATCATTGTATAAACCAGTTGAACTACTGTTGTTGTGCATTAGTAGTGAACGACCATTCATAGACCATCCTTCCCATCCGTTTATACTACCATATGTAGAAACAGTTCCATATTGTCCACCTTCATCTGCAACTGAACGCATTCCGTATCCTCTATCTTGGAAGTAGAAACCAGTAGAACCTTGAGCTCTGAACCAATCATTTGCTAATACATACCTAAGTTGTGATGTAGATGCTGGATTACAATAATACCCAGTACTATCTGCATCATAGTAGATACCAGCATACATTGCTCCACCATTACCATTGTTTTCATCTAAAACAGGAATAGTTCTCCAACTTCTCCATGAACTCCAAGAACTTCTGAATCTCAAGTTAGAAATAGGTCCACCAACCATCTGCCATCCATAACCAGAAGTGTTAGAATTTCTATAATGGAATGCTTGCATCCCAACCCAGTGAGATGTACCCGATGGTTGGTTAGCTGGATTACTCCACGAATCAATGAAACCAGAACCCCAAGTTGAAACAACGTTCATATCTTGTGTACCCCATCCCATAGCACCAGTCCAATAGTTGGTATCACCAGTTTGACGAGGTCTACTTCTATAATATGCTGCATTGTTTCTAGAATGACCTGGTTTATTAATATAAGCCATTGTCCTATCACTCACACCTTCGAATCTCGTAGAGTGTGCAGATGCACCATCGAAATAATAACCAGTATTATTTGAATCATAGAATAATGGTGCTCTTAATGAATCTCCAGCTTGTAGGTTGTAGTTAACATATACGTTATTTCCACCCAATGGGTCAGTAGCGTTGTTAACAGACATCACCTGCGTTGCCATATTGTAATCGTTGTAGAAACGCATTCCATTGTAAGATGCGTTTGCTCCAAACTTAATACCAGTATGGAATGCGATTCTTAAATCAGGATATCTATAAGACCAACTTCCAGGTTCTCTAAAAATTGCGTATGCTGAACTTCGTCCTGCTGCGAAGTACATACCATATGTATGGTCAGTTGATACATCATATCTATTTCGTAAATCATTTGTACGAAGTGAATTCATAATAGCATCACCTTGACCAGAACCAAAGTAGTATGCCGTATTCTCTCTTTCATAGAAGATGTTAGCTCTTAAATCGTTATAGTAAGATGTAGAAGCATGATTACTATAATAAGAAGTATTATCTCTATCGTAGTAAATGTTTGCTTGTATTGCACCATTAACATAAGTTGTTCCACCTACATACCATTGTAAATATAGTGAGTTACCTGAACGTGAATCTAAGTGTAAGTTACCATTTGTTGTAGCAACCGATGCCTCATTACTATATCTACCATTTCCACCAACTGCAAGATATCTTCCCCAAGAAGTATTTGGTCCATATAATGTACCACCTCTCTGTCTACCAGCCTGAGAACTAGTTGAGTTAGGGTCATAATAATATCCGGTATCATTTGAATCATAGAAAACTGGTGCTCTCATCGAACCTCTAGCTAAACCATATCCACTACGAGTTGCTAATTCCCAAGTTCCGTTGTACATTAACTCTACATAAGAGTTTCTGTATGCTAATAGAGCCCACTCATTTTCAATATCATTGAAGATACCTGCTGCGTTTGAATGGTCATGCATAAATACCCAATGTCCATTGATTGAATATCCACCCCAACCACCTCTAGTAGTTGAAGTTTGAACAGTACCATAATTACCAGTTACGGTATCTCTACCTACTCTGAATTCTAATGCACTATTATCAGTATAGAAATAAGTACCATTATCATTTTGATGTCTAATTGCCCAACTTCCACCTTCATCTAAGAAACCAATTTCGTTTGAACTAGTTGAATAAACATATCCTCGAATAGTACCTGCATGTTCGTCTCTAAATCTAATACCATTTGCAGAACTACCACCAGCAACGTTCCAATAATCATCATCATCTGAATACCAATGTTGACCAGTTGCTTGATTGTACATACCCTCATTACTATTGTAATTTCTGAACCAGTTGTCCGCGTAGAACTCATAAGCACGTGCAACATTCATTCTAGTAGTTGAATCACCATGGAAATAATATCCAGTGTTATTCGAATCATAGAAAATAGGAGTTCTCATATCAGAATAGTGATATGCATAATCAGAGTTAATTCTGAACATTTCACTACCCCCTCTTAGAATACGGAATGCATAACTGTTACTGGATGCCATTCTAAGGTCGATACCATAATCATCATCACCAGTTAAGATAATACCCCAATCATTATTGTTTGGCTTATCTAACCATAATAGTGCATCATCACCAGAAGCTTGATTATCAACACCACTTAACCTCAAACCACTCATTCGAGAATTATTTCTAGGATTTACATAATATCCAGTATCATTTGTATCGTAGAAGGTCTGGGAATATAGGTATCTTGTATTTGCCCAACCATCTACTCTTAAATTCAAATCACCGGTATCTGAGCTCATTCTGAATTCACCACTACCTCCTATTAAATCAATACCTGATTGAGAATCCCAATGAGTATTAGTTCTAAATCTCATCGTACCACCATTTTGGTACGGCATTCTTATCTCAGATGAGAAATCACCAAAGTATGCAGTATTAGTATCAAAATATTTAGATGCAGCAACTGCTTGGTTTGTAGCCATACCAGGAGTTGTATCAGGTACTACTTCTGCTGCTGTTGTTGAACCAGGATTTCCTGTTCCTGATGTTGTTAATGACCAACCAGACGATTGGAAGTTATTTGTTATTGCGTAATTTAATGTACCACTAGTACCTATATAAATTTGTAAGTAATGAGTATCATATGTACCACTTTTTCTAATTCTAATATTATTGAAGATACCACCACCACTATACCAAGATTTACCTAATAATGTAATTGTACCAGTTCCACCATAAGAAATACCAGCAGTAAATGACATTGAACCATGTCTACCACTATTAGTATCCCATACATTAAACGTAGCGTATTGTCTACCACTTCCTGTAGCAATAGTTACCCATTGTCCTGCACTTACACTTCTTGATGCAGTATCAGCAAGTTCATATCCATCAACAATTAATTCGTTTACATTTATTGAATTTAATCTAGATGTACCATTAGGGTCTAAATAATAATTTGTATCATTGTAATCATAAAAAGCTGTACCTCTAACATCAGAACTGAATACTGCTCTACTTGATATTGCTGCTCTAAATCCACCATTATTGATAATCAATAAACCGTGGTCATTTAGATTGTTTGCACCACCTTTAGAACCAGCATTTGGATGTGACCAATATAAACCATACGCATTTCCAGTTGAATTACCATCGTTTGGAAGTTTATATGAAGTACCCATATTAAATATGGTTTGTATTCTAGTGGATGTATATAATCCAGTAATACCAACTCCATAATTTCCAGTCATTTGAATACCACCACTAAAATTAGCAGCAATGTTACTATTGTTAGGGTCTATATAATATCCAGTATCATTTGAATCATAGAATATTGGTGCTCTATAAGAACTATTTGCCGTACCATATCCCTTTAACCAAACATTTCCAGTAGTTCCATGAACTGTCCATGCAGTAGAGTCACTTCCTACAAATGCAAATTCGTTAGGATTTCCACTATTTCCCCATATATTTCCTGGACCACCTCTACCATTTGTTCCATATCTTGCACCAGAGTTACCAGCCCAAAATAATCCCCATGTATTACCAGCTGTGGCCATCATGTAGGCATTATAGTCATATCTCAATCTAAATGGATAATTATTCTGTCCATCACCGGATGTAGATATGTCACCAGAAAATACATTACTAATTATAGTATTTGTTCTAGAAGTTGAATCTGGGTCTACATAATATGCTGCATTATTTGAATCATAGAATATTGGTGCTCTAGATGAAACTCTTGAAAAGTTATCACCACTATGATTCACATACCATTGTCTTGTACCTTGTCCACCAGAACTACCAGTACTACCAGTAGTTGACCAGAATTCACTATATCCTGAGTTTACATCAAATCTTAGATATGCACCATATGCGTTACTATTAGTCTGTCTACCATAATATTGTCCACTAAAGTTTATGTTACCACCAATACCTACGTTATCATAAGTAAGGCCTGGTTCAGATGCCCATAAAGTTAAATGAGCATCATAAATATCTTGAGGATGATTATAGTGTAATTGAATTCGAGTATCACCATGTCCACCTTCAACATAAAGACGTTGTAGTCTTGATGCTTCAGCAGGATTTACATAGTATCCAGTATCATCTAAATCATAGAATATTGGTGCCCTTGATGAACCATAAGAATATGTATTACCCGAATTATCAGTACCAGAAACAGTTCTACCTCTAGTTTGTGAATATACATGGAATGCATCTTGTGAACCTAATAATTGGGTAGTTGTTCTACTACCAACATACCAAGTACTACCACTACCACCATTGAACCTAACCATAGATTCATATCCATTACCTGGACTTATATAAAGGTATGTGTGTTTAGCTCCAGTTAATTGTAAGTTATATAAGTTTGATGTTGACGCAGGGTCTACATAATATCCAGTATTATTATAATCACGGAATTGAGGTGCATCTATATTATAAGATGAATTTATTGTACCTCCATCGTTCCAATGTTTTTTCCAACCTTGTCTAGCACCATTCATAATGGTTTGAGTGTAGATATCACCCACACCAGCACCAGTCATACGAACTGCCAATGTATTACTATAATAGGATAATGGTGAACCATGTCCCATTCTTATAGTATTGTGCCAATCGGTTGTTGGTGCTTCAGTAATACCAAGACCAGAACTTTGCCAATATTGTAATGAGTTAGATGGTGTATCTCTCGTTGTGTTTAAATGATTTGCATTTGAGGCAGTACCACTTAGTGTACCATTAAACGTATTTGCGTTTATAATATTAAATACGGATGTTGATGCAGGGTCTGCCTTATATCCAGTGTCATCTATATCGTAGAATATTTTAGAACGGATATCATTTTGATTCATCTGAGAAACACCTAACACCTGAATCATCTTATTGAAGTAGAAATTACTTCTATCAGTATAGATGTGTGCATGTCCAGTATTTGCAGGTCCGAACTCAATATATCCAGATGGAGTAGTATTTCTCATACCCCAAGAACCAGCGTGAATGTAGTAACTACTATTTCCGAAATCTAGTCTATTAAATCTAGAAGTTGAAGCAGGGTCTGCATATTTTCCAGTATCATTATAATCATAGAAGATTGGGGCTCTCATTGAACCATATGTAATCAAGTTTGAACTATAATCTAGTAGTAATCTTTCTTGAGGTAAATCAGCACCAGTACCAGAAACACCAGTTCCTGATTTAACACCAATTACAAAATCACTTCTTTCAGAACCAGGTGTATCTTTATATTTACCACCAATCCAAATATGAGGTGCAGTATCATAATTAGTAACACCACTATAATTTAACAATCCATTAATTGCAATACCAGCATAATAAGGTGCAGATGTACCTGTTCTTGTACTAGATGGACCTATAACCATACTATATGTATTATTATCCATTTGAGTACTACCAGCTGTGTATGATGAAACTCTTAACCTACCACCTGCGTTGTTTGTAGCCTGTACTTGTTTATCACTTAAATTTAATCTATTAAAACGAGATTGACTGGCAAAGTCACCAAAATATCCATTATCATTATAATCATAGAAAATATTAGCTCTTACATCACCAAAATTAGTAGCAGAACCACCACCACCATTAATACCACCATACAACCAGTTATATCCAGCCGAATAAATACCAGATGGGTGCCAAGATGCATTACCAGTTCCACCAACATTACCATTACCTTGATATGAGTATGTTGTTAGAACATTTAGATTTGATGTACTATCACCATGTATGTAATATGCAGCATTGTTTGAATCATAGAAGATTGGTGCTCTTGATGAACCTGGTGAATATGTGTATGAATCATAAACGTAGAATTCAATATTGTTGTTAGTTCTTAGTTGTAATGGATTTGTACCAGTTTGTGTTAATACTGCCCAATTTCCATCATTATCTAATAAACCAAATCCAGTATTATCAGCGTATAGATACCCTTTTCTAGTACCACCACCATTATAGAACTTAATACCACCTGCATTAGCATCACCATATTTAAAGTTTAAGTATGAATCATTACCTTCATCATAAAACCTAATATTATCATTAAAGTGTAGTTGAGATACATAGTTAATCTCCTTATTCTGCATATGGAAATTTCTACCCCAATTTACATAACTTAAAGCATTAGTATCATAGTAGAATAACATTGTATCCGTACCACTGTTTCTAGTATTCCAAGTAAATCTATATCCTGAATCCCAATTCCAATGAGCTCCATATGCAATGTTGTTTGTAGAACCTTCACCAAAGAATAAATCAGAATTACCACTATCAGTTGCTCCAATATGAACTATATCATTAATATGAGTTGTATCTCCATTACCATTACCCAATTGAGTGTTACCACTAACATTTAAAGTAGCTACATTTAACTGATTTAAATTAGAAGTACTTGCTGGATTTAAGTAATATCCATCATTATCGCTATCGTAATAAATTGGTGCATACATTGCCACACCAGCATCTACTATTTTAGCTGCATCTATTGAACCTAATTTTAATAGTGAACTACTATCCGATTTATCACCATAGAAAGTAAATTGTCCACCATGTGTTTGATTTCTAAATGCTGGGTTTGCATCACTAAAGTTAATATAAACATCAAAACCACTATCATTGATACCAATATTATTTGCATAAACACCACTAAATGTTGGGATATCAGTTGTACGAACATTTTGGTTCATATTATAAGCATATGGTTGAGATACACTATCTAATATCTGTCTCCAACTATCCCAAGTTGTAGTACCAGTTCCTAACCTACTCCATAATCTACCACTATCAGTATATGCAATCTGAATTGGATTTCCTCCACTTAAATCAGAACCACTACCATAACTTCTCCAAGTCATTTGTCCGTTGTACGAACCACCATCACTTAATCCATTGGTTGCATTACTTTTGAAATCAAAGTAAACACCCTTTTCTTTACTATTTGGTAAATCATTTGTACCTCTAGTATCATTTGAATCAACTGCCTCTGCTCTATCAGCAGTACCACTTAAATTTCCTACAAATGATGCATCTACTTCATTGAATGTTACATTATCAGTTGTACGAACATTTTGGTTCATTAAATAAACCTCAGTAGCACCTTGTCCAGTATTAATAGTACCAATATTAACTAAGTTACGAGATGTATCAATTACCTCTGTACCATTTAATTTATATCCAAATACTGCATTTACACCAGTATCATCTAAGATTTGGAAGTGTATTTTGTTTCCATCTTCAGGTTCGTAGAAATCTAATCCTTCAGGTGTAGCTTTAATAGCCATATCAATTCCAGTATCCGAAGAACCATTGAAAAAGATTGTTGGATTTGCTACTCCACTTAAATAAAGATTATTTGATTCTAAACCATCATCTGCAAACCATCTATCAGCTGATTCATCCCAAAAGAATTTTTTAGTTGCTGATGAACCTCTTAATATCTCAATACCACCATCCTCTGAAGGAGTACCTGTTGTAAAGTTTGAATTAAGAGTTATAATATTATCTGCTAACAAAATTGTTTCGGTATTTACACTTGTTTGTGTACCCGTTACATTTAAGTTACCTGTTATGTTTAATGTTGTACCATCAAAAGTAAGATTACTTTCAACAGTTGCGTTTGGTGCAGTACCATTTAATGTAATTAACCCA